CGTTTCGTTGCCGTATCGGAGGTGTTCGGCACCTCCACGTCATCGACGATCACCACATCGGCACGGCTGCCGGTGATATTGGCCGTGATGCCGCGCGCGAGCATCGACGGATCGCGCCCCGCGCCGGAGCGGTGCACGGTAAAGCGATCGGCCGCCCACTCGGATGGCCCGCGCGGGCGGATATGGCGGCAGAGCGGATGGCGGCGGATGATCTGCCGCACGCTGCGAACCATCTTCGAGGCGAGAGTCGTCTCCGCCGACAGGACGATGAGCCGCAGCGTGGGGTCCGTCGCCAGTAGCCAGGCGCAGTAGAGGCCGACGACGGTCGATTTTCCCGCACCGCGGAAGCACATCAGCAGAAGCCGCGTCTCGCCCTCTGCCCGCTTGCGGTCGAGCCAGCGGGCGATGCGGCGATGATGCGCGGGCGTGCCCGTGTTGTTGAGCGCGTTCCAGATCCAGAGAAAATGCGGGAAGGCGATCCGCTCCTCCCCCTCCGTTCCCGGCGCCTCCGTCTCAGGCCCCGCCGACGCGGTCGTCATCCTCGCCCCCTTCGTCATCGCCGAGCTCAGCCCGCGCCTTCGCGAGCAGGCTCATCTGTTCCTCGTCTGCGGTGGCATCCGCCTCGACACCGGCAAGCCGCGCGAGCTTCAGCAGCAGGTCGAGATGCGCGAGTGCTGCCTTGCATGCCGCGTGGTGCGCTGCGAAGGCGCGGGCATCTCCCGCCTCGGGCTCATCGGCCATGAAGGCGTGGTAGCTCTCGATCACGCGCGACGCGGCCGTCTCGAGCTGTGCGCTGATCTGCCCCCGCAGCGCCTTCACGTCTTGGTCACGCGAAGGCGGAGCGTGCCTGCCGCGAGATCGGTCACCACCGCCGCGCGGTTCCACGCCACCACCGAGACCGTGTCGGGCGCGGAGACGGTGGCGAACATCAGGACATTCGCGGAAGGGACCGTGAACCCAACCGTCACCGTGTCGCCTACCGCTGCGCCGGGCACAGGCACGGTCTGCACGGCGGAGGCGTTGGCGGCAAGCGAGGGCGGGTCCCAGCTCGCCTCGGCAGTGAGCTCGCGCCGGCCGTGCGGCAGGTCGGGCAGGCCGGCGAGCAGGGCCGGGGTGCGCCGCGCATCCGCATGGAGGCTGATGGCCCGCAGCTCCGCATCCGCCGCGCCACGCGTGACGCCAATGATCGCAGCCGCGACGAGCGGCGAGAAGGTGATGGCCGGCAGCGCCGTGCGGGAGGCCTCCGCCATGTCATTCGCCGTGCTCCAGTAGCCGCGCGCGGGATCGTAGAGCAGCGCATCGGTGGAGGCGCGGACGAGCACGCCGAGCGCATCGCTCATCAACGCGCCGACGGCATCGAAGCAGTAGACGACAAGCCGTGCCGGATCGCCGTCATGGCTCAGCGAGAAGCGGCGGCAGCCACGCGTCTCGACGGCGAAGCCAAGTCCCTGACCGAGCCCGAGCGTGATGCTGCGCGCGCCGAGGGTGATGGGGCCGAGGCCCGGGCGCGCCGCATCGCGCAGCGTTGCCGGCGGTGGGCTGAGCGTGTCGAGACAGGCGAGCCGATCGAACCCGATGAGGCCAGGCGCCCAGCGGAAGGCGGCGGCCCTGAGATTCGCCACGGTCGCAACGGGCCGCGTATGCGCGAGCGCCGGCATCGCGGCCTGGCATGCCGCCACCACCGCGCCGGCCCGTGCGGCGGCGACCGTGTACTCTACCGCGAATGGCCCGGCCTCGGTCGCGGCGGCGATCTCGTAGAGATGATCCTCCGCCGCGCCGCTGTGCCGCGCGATGGTCGTGCCAGGGCCTTCGAGGCGGATGTCACGCGCGGCGAGGCCGCGCCCGTCCGTCTCGACGAGGAAGGGGATTGCCGCGGCCGTGACGCCGCTGAGTGAGAAGGCGGGGGCGGCGAAGACGAAGCCGCCCGCGCTCCTGTTCGCCCCGCCCGCGGCGGAGACGCGGACGCCGAAACGATCGACAGAAGGGTTGATCGCCGAGCCGACGCTGAAGCGCCCGCCCTCGATGCGCAGATCCACCAGCACGCCCGCTGCGTTGCCGCTGCGGAGATCAAGGCCGATGCGCGCGTTGGCAACGCGCCCGAGCGAGAGGGCGCTGCCTGCCGCCACACCGCCTTCCGCCAGGACGCGCACGCCGATCGTGAAGCCGGACACATCGAGGATGCCGACATCGCAGCCAGACGGGGAGCGGACGAGCACGCCGATGTCGCTCTCGCTCGTCCAGGGTGACTGGATGGCGCGGGCGACGCGGATGCCCTGCCAGATCTTCCCCTGCACGGGGGTGGAGCTGCCGGAGCCGAGGGTCAGCACCGTCGCCGCGGCCGCGCCGCCATAGACGATGCGGCCGCGCATGATCAGCCCCGCGGCGGAGGCGGGCAGGGAGACGGGGCCGGAGACGGCGTGATCTCCCTCGCCGATGACGACGAGGCGGCCGCTCAGCCCGGCCGCGGTGAAGGCGGCCTGGATGGCGGCCCGGTCATCGGTCGTGCCGTCGCCGGCCGCACCGAAGTCGCGCACGGTCAGCGCCTCGGCGAGCTTGTCGGCGATCGAGCGCGTCACCGCGCCCGAACCCGCCTGCTGCACGCTGCCTGAAACCTCGCCGCCAAGCGCGGGATGGAGCGTGAGCACGCCGGCGGCATCGAAGCCGAGCACCCGGTTGGCGCGTGCCTCGCGCGGCGGCAGCAGCGGCGATGGCGAGGTATCGGTCGGCATGAAGCGCAGCGCGCGGGAGGCCTCGTCGGCCACCTGCTGCGTCGCGGCCGCCTGGGCGTCGAGCTCGTCGTTCAGCACCGAGGCGCGGAGCTCGCCATTCTCCTGGAAGTCTGTCACGCGGCCGAGCGGCATGGCCCGGCGCAGCGTCACCACGGTTCCGGCTGCGGGAGGGGCGTCGAACAGAACGGTTCCGCCTTCGGAACGGCCGGCGCCGAGCACGACGAACCCTTCCGTCACCTCCTCGGTGCCGAGATGGACCGCGACATCGCCGGGCCTGAACACCGGGAAGGGATAGGTGAAGGCGATATCCGTTCCGGAGGCGAGATACTGGATGCGCGGCGCCGTATCGCCGATCGTGATGTGTTCGGCCATGAGGTCGGTCCTTCCGGTGGCGTGCGCGTCAGAAGTTCAGGAGGCTGCGCACGGAGTGGCCAAGGCTCGAGGCAAGCGTGGTGCCGGCGCGCACGAAGGGAGTGAGGTTGCCGCCCGTGTCGAGCAGCGAACTGCGCCCCGCCGCGAGGCGGAAGTTGAGCTGCTGCGCATCGGCATCATCGCGGGCGCGTGCCTCCTCCTGCAGGCCGCCGAGCAGGGCCGCGCCGGAGCCCTCGCCGGCACTAACGCCACCGGCGGCAAGCCGCGCGCGGGCGGAGGCGACCGTGCGTGCCAGCGCCTCGCGCCGCTGCCGCTGGCTCTCCTCGTTCTGGGCCTGCAACTGCGCATTGCGGATGGCCTGGGCCTGGGCCTGGGCTTGCGCCTGCGCCTGCGCCTGGCGCTGCTGCCCCTGTGCCGAGGCGAGGCCAGCGACGCCCGAGATGAGCGAGGCAAGCGGTGCAATCTGTGCCATCAGTCGTTCACCCTGATTTCGGTGGTCACGGAAAGAAGCGTCAGCGGCAGCGGCGACTCGCCGATGATCCGCCACAGCGGCTGCGTGACGTCGCGGCGCCAGCCGATCGCGCGCAGCGTCCTGTCGCCGGTGAAGCGCTGCGGCCCCTTGTCGAGCACGCCGGCACCGAGGCGGCGGAACGGCACCGGCCGAGGGCCTGCGCCGATATCGACCGTCAGCGCCGCGGTCTCGAGCAGGCGGAACGTCACCGCAACGAGGCGCACGGGCCCGGTGCGCGCGCCATATTGTCCGGCAAGTTCGGGCGGCAGCGGCTCGATCACATGCGCGAAGCCGAGCCCGGCCTCGGCGCGCCGCGCCGGCGGATCCAGCGGCACGAGGCCGCCGCTGTCGGGAACGATGCCGCGCGGAGCGCCGTCTGCCAGCACCGTCACGTCGAGGCCGAGGAGATGTCCGAGCCCGGCGAAGGCATCGCGTGGTGTCGGCCATGTGGCGGTGACGGCAGCATCGACGGCCAGCGCCGGGTCGAAGCGCTCGAGCCTCGTCGTGCCCGCACGCTCGACCAGAAGGTAGACGATGCCCTCGACCTCCGCCACGGCGCGGAAGGCGCCTTGCGTCTCCTGCCGCGTCCAGGCCGTCACCTGCTCGGCACGGTAGAGGGTGAGGGTGGCGAGAGAGCCATCCCCCATCACGATGTGCAGCAGCCGGCTCACCTGGTCATAGGCCATCCCCACCGGCCGCTCGACGAGGTGGCGCGCGACCACCGCGAGGTCCGAGGACTGGTAGGCCTGTTCGACATCGGCGAAGGCGAACTCGTGCACGCCTCGGCCGGTGCGCGAGACATAGATCGTCGCGCCATCGACATCGACGGGCGGCACCATGCGATCGACGGGAGAGCCGATGCGCGTCTGCCGGTTCAGCTGGATGTTTCCCGGCGTGAGCGGGTCACCCGTCACCATCCATTCCGCACCCGAGGTGAACACCTGCAGGTGGCGGCCGGAGAACACGGCGCGGATGGCGTTGACCTGATCCGACACAAGGGCAAACTCGATGGCCTCGTCATCGAGGCCGGTGCCGAGATCGAAGTTGAAGAGGTCGCCGGTTCGACTGAGCCAGAGCCGGTTCGGCAGGTCGCGCGAGCCGCCCATCACCAGCCTGTCCTGGTGAAAGCAGAGCGTGGCCGGCCAGCCACGCGCGGGCGAGAGGGCTGCCTCGTCCCAGTCGCGCGTCGCGGCGGTGCCGGCAAGCGTCTCGAGGATCGTGGCGGAGGCCACGGTCGGCGACGTGACGGCGGTGATCCGAAGGCGCTTCTTGCCGATGCGGAACTCCACGCCCGCATGCAGCGGCTCGAAACTCGGCGCCGAGGCGGTGACGGTGACGTTGCCGGTGGTGCCGGTGACGGCGAGCGTCACCTCCTCGTCGCCGAAGCGGAAGAAGGGGCAGGCGACGAAGCGCCAGGGGGCGAGGGCGAAGCTCTCGCCAGGCCCGCGCGTCAACCGTTGCGGCGGCACGTCAGGGTGGGCGATGAGCATCGTATCGGCGCTCTGCGTCCAGGCGAGCTGCGCGAGCCGATCCTCGCTCCAGGGCGTGACGATGCGCGCGATCTCTTGTTCGCCGCGGAAGATCGTCATCAGCGTGTCGGTGAGCACGAGCAGATAGGTCTGCTCCGTGTTGAACTCGAAGGCAGCGAGGCGGCCGGGACCCGGCAGTGTCGTGATGTGCGCGAGGCCGGGGCGGCGCCGCACGCCGCCCGTTGGCAGGATGAACACGTTGCGCAGCCGGCGCGCCCCGTTCTCGTAGGCGCGGAGGTCGGCGCGGCCGAGCAGCTCGTCCGAGAGCTCGCCGGCCGAGAAGCTGGTCTTGAGGCGGCGGATCGCGACCATCGCCGGTCAGCCCCGCGCGGTGATGAGCGAGAAATCCTGGAAGGCGGGCGGTGTGTCCTGCTGGCTGTCGGTCAGCCGTGCGGCGCGCATCTCCTGTTCGGCGAGCTTGAAGAGGAGCTCCGCCCGCGAGGTGTTCTCGGTCAGCGGAATGCAGAACTCGGCAGCGAGCCGGCCGATCAGCGCGCTGTCAAAGAAGGGTGGGAACACGCTCTCCGAGGGGCGGAACACGTAGGTCAGCACCACCTCGGCAGCATCGGTATGCACCCTGTTCTCGGCGATGCGGTAGATGACGCCGCGGCCCTGGCCGCCCGTGCCGGCGGAGAGGGCGCGGAGGAAATCGGCCGGCAGCTGGAAGGCGTTGGCGAAATCCGCCGTCGGCGCGGCGGCGAGCCGCGGCAGGCGCGCCTGCGCTGTGGCGAAGCTCCAGGGAAATGCCGAGAGCAGCGCGTCGCGCACCGAAGGATAGAGATTGGCCGCGACTTCCGCTTCGGCGGTGCCTTCATCGAAGCTGGAGATCGTCGACGCGCCGATCTTGAGCAGCGCGCGCGAGCAGAGGGCAAGCGCCGAGAGCGCCATGGTCGATGATCCTTCGCAAC